GGCTCTTCAAGCGATGGCTTCCGGCGTATCTCCNACAGGCCCTAAGATTGGCCAAGCTCCGACGCCGTGGGGACCTATCCCGCCTGACGTTCCTGCGCCTCGCGCTCCAACTAGCCCGACAGGCCCAAGCGTCCCGCTAAATCCTACTCCGTGGGGCCCACCGGCCCCTGAGCCAACTATCAGCCCACTCGCGCTGAAGATGCTCAAGGCGCAGATGAAGGCTCCACCTCAGGCTCCCGCGCCTGAAGCTCCGCAACTCAATCCGATGGCTCTTCGGATGCTCGCGGAGAAGCTTAAGTCGCCGCCCCAGGAACCAGTTGCTCCTGAGGCTCCGCAGCTTCCTCAGTTCAACCCGCTCGCTCTCAAATTGATGCGTGAGGGGATTAAGAACCCGCCACAGCCGACCAACGCACTCGCTGCGTGGAACGCCAAGTTGGCGGCGATGCCGAATGTTGCGCCTAGCGCTCCTGAAGTTGCGCCTAGCGCTCCTGAAGTTGCGCCTACGAAGGTCACGAAGAAGAACGGCGAGATAAAGTTCGACACAAAGACCATCATGTCGGGTGCTCCTATTCAGCCCGAACAGACGGTCATGCACGTCGATCCCGTCGCGTTCCAGAAAGCGTACCAAGCGACCGACCCTGAGTTCGCAAAGAACCTCATTGCGGGCCGCACGGAACGCCTGAAGCAATTCGTTGCTGAAGGCAATCCCGTTGCGCTCCCCGAAGTGGGTGCGGTCAATGGACGCCTGGGCGTCAACAATGGACGGCATCGTCTCGCCCTGGCCGCAGAACAAGGACTGAAACAGGTCCCCATCGCGGTCGATAAGGGCAACGAGCAAGCCGTTAAGGACGTCATCGCCAAGCACAGCAAAGGGCTCGATATCCCTGAGGACCTCAGTATCCCTGACTTCCTCAAGCGGCTCCCGCAGCCCGTCGCTGCACAGAAGGCGCTCGCCAAGGTCAAAGAAAATCCTGCGTCTTCCTCAGAGCGCTTCGCCGTTAAACCAACGGAAGAAGGCATTAGACCTGTTGCCAACTTTGAACCAGAAGTCGCGCCGACTGCCGAAGAGCTAAAAATGTCTCCAAAGGAGTACGCGGCTCATGTCCATCAAGGCATGGAGCCCGAAGCTCTAGGGAAGCTCAGAGGCTTCGACGAGAAGTTCAAGGCGAACGTTGAGCGCAAAGTTCAATGGAAGCAGGACACGTCTGAGAAGCTGGCCAAGGCTGTCTCGATAAACCAAGAGTGGGTGTATCGAAAGCTCCTGGGTGCGCGGACCCAATCTGAAATCCGCACCTTCCGCGAACAGTTGAAGAAGTCCTTCCCGCAAAAAGCGGGGACGATTGACGACCTGTTAGCGGACCCCAAGCTTCGCCCAATCTGGAAATACGTGGGCAAGTAATGGCCACATCCCCAAGAAGTAAGGACGGGCGGAAGCGTCGAAAGACCTCCCCCCGTCCTCAGAAGACTACACAGCGTAGGGATCGCAGTAACAGCTACGCCAACCAAACTGTCGAACAGCGGTTTGCGATGCTTTGTCATCTCAACCGCATTCGTAAGTTGAGTGGCGGGCGGCCCGTGGGTTCTTACGACGGCGTTCGCAAAGAAGAGCGTATCAAGATCAACGAAGCTGCCGCTCAATACGCAAAGGACATGATTAAGAAGATGGCTGACAAAGGCATCATCACTGAACTAGACGACCCGCGAGCCGAAGAAGCTCTCGAAAATGCGCTCGCCGTGATGCGGACGCCAGCCAACCAGGGCGTGAAGCTTCAGGCCGCCAAACTCATTCTCGAATACACCAAGGCGAAGCCCGCCGCGAAGTCCGAGATCACCGTGAACAAAGCGGAAGAGTGGCTGGCCGCAGTGGCAAGCGAAGAGAAACATGACAACGAAGAGGGAGATGCTGGAGACGCGGAAGCGGCTCCTGAGTGACTTCGCGTTCTACGCAAAGCACGCGGTTAAGATCAGAACCAAGAGCGGCGATATCATGCCGCTGGTTCTCAATAAGGTGCAGCAGAGGTTCCTGCTAGAGCATGTCATCCCGCAGATCGAAACGACCGGGAAGATACGCAGCGTCATCCTAAAGGGACGACAGCAGGGCCTCTCCACCGTTGTATCCGCCTACATTTATTGGTGGACGTCTCAGCATAGAGGACAAAAGTCCATCGTCATCGCTCACGTAAAGGACAGCACGCAAACGCTGTTCGATATGTACAAGCGTGTCCACGACAACGTCCCCGAATTGCTCAAGCCTGAGACAAAGTATTCATCGAAGCGCGAGCTTGTCTTCAAGACACTCGACAGTGGCGTCATGGTTGCCACCGCAGGCGGCGAAGGTATCGCACGCGGCGAGACGCTTCAATGTATGCACTTATCGGAGGTCGCATTTTGGCCGACGACATTCGCGAACGAGAACTTCAACGGACTAATCCGTGCGCTCCCAAATTCTCCTGGGACGATGTGCTTCGTCGAAAGCACAGCCAACGGCATGACCGGAAAGTTCTACGAACTGTGGAAGGGAGCCGCCAGCGGAACGAACGGCTTCGTGCCATTCTTCTCTGCATGGTTCGAGAGCGACGAGTACCGAGAAACACCTCCGACTGACTTCAAACGAACCCCCGGCGAGGACGAGCTTGCAACCAAGTTCAACCTCGACGACAGCCAGCTTTATTGGCGACGAAGAGAAATCGCCAAAGCTGGCTTAGACCTATTCAAGCAGGAATATCCCTGCACGGCTGACGAGGCGTTTATCACCTCGGGCCGCCCAGTGTTCATCCCCGAAACCATTCAAGACATGCTGGAGAAGGCTCCTGAGCCCCTCTTGCGCATGACCGTGGAAGAACACTTCGATGAGAAGACGAAACGTATCATCGAGCGTGTCGTGGAGCATCCCCGTGGGGAGCTTCACGTCTATCACAAGCTCGACCCGAAGCAGCAATACTACATCGGCGCGGACGTCTCTGTAGGCATCCGTGATCCCGAAAAGAGCGACTGGTGTGTTGCGCAAGTCTTAGACAGCGACATGCGCCAAGTGGCTTGCTGGCGAGGCCAGGTNACNCCTGATTGGTACGCCAAAGTTCTCGCCGCCCTTGGTTACTACTACAACATCGCGATGGTTGCTCCCGAAAGGAACGGCCACGGACTACTCGTGTGCGTGAGGCTGCACAAAGACCTCCTGTACCCGAACGTCTTCACCAACATCGTTGAAGGTGCTTTGGCGGACAAAGAGAGCCTAGAGATTGGCTTTCAGACAAACGTTTCATCACGACCACTCATTATCGACAAGCTCCGCGGATTTGTCCGCGAGCGTGAAATTGAGATTAACGACAAAACCACTTTGCAAGAGATGCTCTCCTTCATCGTGACGGAGAGCGGAAAGATGCAAGCCGAAGACGGCTGCTACGACGACTGTGTGATGGCACTCGCAATCGCCTCGCACATTCACGAAGGCAAGTGGACACCAATCACGGTATCAGACGAATTTTATAGCCACGCAATTTGAGGACTAAATGGCGAAACAAGACAAGATGGGCGAGAAGGAAATCCTTACTCGTGTCCACGACAAGGTCCGCGAATGCGTGGGATGGTACGATAGCAAACTCAGCAAAGAGCGCGAGCGGGTCCTGAAGTATTACAACGGACAACTGCCGCGTAAGCAGCGTGAGGGCTCGTCCTCCTACGTCTCGACTGACGTCTACGACAGCGTCGAGGCGATGAAGGCGCAACTGCTCGAAACGTTCGCCGGGAATAACAACGATCTTGTGACGTTCGACCCCTCGGGGCCTAACGACGTCGAAGGGGCTCGCCAAGCGACCGCCTATTGCGACTACGTTATCTGGCGCGAGAACCCTGGCTTCCAGATTTGCCAAGACGTCATCCACGANGGCCTCACNGCCCGCGTGGGCGTCGTGAAGGTCTATTGGGACAAGCGACACGACGACACCGAACACGAGTTCGAGGGGCTTCCTTACGCCGACGTCCAAGCGCTCGCAGGGCGTCCTGACGTTCCTGAGTTGAACGCAGAGGACCAGGGCGGCGGCTTGTTCAAAGGCAAGCTCACACGCCGGGACGACAATTCCCAGGTGTCCATCGACCCGCTTCCGCCTGAAGAGTTCTTGATATCGCCTCGTGCAAAGTCGATCCGTGAAGCGGACGTCTGCGCACACCGCACCCTCAAGACGAAGGCAGAGCTGCTCGAACGCGGCTACAAGAAAGAGGACGTCGAGAAGATACACTACGACGACAGCAAGGGCCTCGACCTCTCTCCTGAGGTGCTGGCGCGTAATGCCGTCGTTGAGACAGCCCAGGCAAACGACAATCCAATTCAGCCTGAGCTTGAGAAGGTGATGCTGTACGAAG